ATCACGGCAGGATGAGAATATTAATTTCTACTATTTTTTAGTATTGTCTTTTTTAGACGCTTTTTAGCCATGTTAAGTCGTAATTTAGAAACTTTCTTTGTAAAATTGGTTCCATCCATATGATCCATTTCATGTTGGAAAATTCTACACTCTAATCCAAACAAAGCTATCTCTTGTAATTCACCATTTTCATCTTCATAAGTTGCTTCAATACCATCAGGGCGTTTAATCTTTAACCATATACCAGGATATGATAAACAACCTTCATCCATAAAAATACTCTCATCCGATTTGGTAACTATCTTAGGATTGAAACAAGCAATTAATTCTCTTTTATTTAGATCAGAATACATCACAAAAACACGTTCCATAACACCGCATTGATTTGCTGACAAACCAACACCAGCAAAACTTTCCATAGTATCTATGAGATTATCTTTAATCTCTGACCGATTAATGTTATCACTACATCCAGATAATGGAATAGCTAGTAGAGGGTTATTATTTTCAATTAAATTGTATACTGACATTATGTTCTCCCGTAAAATTCTGTATCTATTTTTGTAGTTGTATCAGGTGTATTGTTATAGAAAAGATACCAAGCACAATTATCTTTGCCTGTCATATTACCAAACCACTTAACTCTACCAACGCTAACTATCTTTGCACACTTTTCTATATATGGTGCTGATTGTTTAGTATGAGCCCAATCTGCATCAAACAATAACCATGTAGGCCGTAGACTAGAAAAGTGTTCAATCATAGGATGTAGTATTTTTCTATTCCATGGCGGGTTTGTTATAATAAAATTTGAATCTGAAACATTGTCATCACTAAGTTCTGAAAAGTCAATCCATTCTATATTTCTAGCACCAGGATAATGTTCAATATCACTTGCCCATGTGCAAGTTCCACCAAGGTTTTCTAAGTGGCGAACTAAATCTCCTTTACCAGCACAAGGCTCTGCAAAAGTAAAATCATCTGGTAAATGATCTAATAGTGGCAGAACTGCCTCTAATGGTGTAGGGTAAAAATCTCGTTCTACTCTCTCAAAGTTACTTCGTTTTCCCATTTTATATACCTTATCCAATAATATGACTGAAGTTTTTAATTTTATCAAATTTAATTGTACTTCTAAACTTATCTGCAAGAGCATCCTGTTTATGACTAATCACAAATACATTCTCATCACCCAATGTATTGAGGATTTTTAGAAACTCATCTGTTCCCGTTCCATCAAGTGAACTATCAAAAATTTCATCAAGTATTAGTAGATTAGTATTTGCAGAGTTTTTCATCTTTGCGATAGCTCTCCAAGTAAATAACAAAGCTAAATCAATACGCATCTTTTCACCTTCACTAAATGAAGAGTAAGAGAAATCGTCACGATATCTAGATTTGATTGTCTCCTCAAAGTTTTCATCTAAAGTGAAGTTAACATAGAACTCCATAGAAGTTAGATACGTATTGATTAGCTTATTCATAATAGGCAAATATTTTTTTATTATCTTTGTTTTAATGCCTGTGTCTTGGAGCATATTCCTTGCAGTTTCAGAATATATTTTATCTTCAGATAATTTTGATTTTTTATCTTTAAGATTTATAATTGAAGATTTTAAATCTCCAAGTTTTTCGTAATCATTCTTATTAACATCAGCGTGTTTTAGTTGATCTATTTCAGATTGTAATGTGCTATTGAACTTTTCTAGTTGTAAAATAGACTCATTATCTTTTGCAATTTGAACTTCGTGATCTCTGATACCATCAACAATTTCCACGATTTCTTTTTGACGTTCTTTATATTTTTCTAGTTCATTCTTTAACTCTAATAATCCCTTAGATATTTTATCTGTATCTTTTCTTTTCTCTTTAATAATATCATCTTTAAAAAACTTACTAATGTGTTGTTGACACGTAGGGCAATCTTCATTTGTTTCAAAGAAATTTATTGTTGAAGAATGAGCTCTATGTTTTTCATTTAGAGTAGACCTTATACTCTGTAATTTTTGATACTTGGATTTAACAGAATCAGCATCACTAATTCTGTTTAGTAATAAAATATTAGTATTTTCAAACTCAGAAACTTTCTTTTGTCTTTTATAAATTTCTTCTTCATTTGATGCAAAGAGACTTGACTTTTCTCCAAGTAACTTATCTTTATTCTTTTTTATTTCATTAATATAATTTTCTTGTAATTCAACTTTTTCTTCTGTTAAACTAACATTATATTCAACGTCACGAATTTCTTCAGCATTAGTTTTTAATTTTTGTTTTAGTATCATATTCATAATAGAGAATATTTGAATATCAAGTATCTCTTCAACCACTTCCCGACGATGCTTAGATTTTAGCTGCATAAAAGGAATAAAAGTAGAACTACCTAAAATAACTACCTGAGTAAAACTACGATAGTTTAACTTTAAAATTTGCTGCTCAAGATATTTTTGATAATCTCTAACATTTGCATCTTGATTATACATCTTTCCATTAACATATATTTCAAACACATTTGGTTTAATACCACGAACAACTTTTATTTTCTTTGAACCTATCTCAAATTCAACCTCAACTAAGGCTCCACTCATATTAACTGAATTAATTAGTTGAGCTTTATTGATACCACGAAATGGTTTACCGAATAAACCAAAGCATAATGCATCAAGAACAGTAGACTTTCCTGCTCCATTCTCACCTATAATAAGTGTTGTTGAATTTCTATCTAATTGAATTTCTGTAAAGTTGTTCCCTGTTGAAAGGAAGTTTCGCCATCTTACATATTTAAAAGTGATCAAAGTTCTAAGTCCTGAGCCTCGTTATATAAACTCTTCATAGTAGTTTTGAGTCTGTCTTTACTAAGAGTAATATCAAGCTCATCAATATACTTGTCAAGTAGTGTTATAGTGTCTTCTGTATTTTCAACAATATCATCTGATACATTACTTGCATCAAGTTCACTAAAGTCTTCTATTATCTTTACTTCATGGCAATCTGCTCTTAATAGTCTATCTGTAAATTTATCAAATCCATAAAGGTCTTTCTTGTTCACCACAATTAATTTAACATATTTATCTTTGTATTTTTCAACTTCATATTTACTATAATCATTTTGAGAATCATCATAATAAATCTTTGAAAATATTGTGTATGGATTTAATATACGCTCTAATTCTCTGGTTGAAGTATCAAAGATATGAAATCCTTTTGGATCATCACAATCATTCCAGTATATTTCATAAGGAGTTCCCAGATAAAATATTTGACCGTCATCATTTTTATGGTGAAAGTGGCCACTGAATACAGTTTCAAACCTACTGAAACTTTCTTTGTCCCAACCTTCAGCATTGACCATACCTTGACCTGTCATTGCAAAACCAGCAATTTCTAAATGACCCATAAGAATATCTGCCTTTGCTGTCTTTAATGCTTTTATAGATTCATTATAATTGTTCGCATTAATCCAAGGCATTAATAGTATAGGTGTTCCATCAAAATCTACAACTTTGGGGCTAGTGTATATACTACCATAACCAGCAAGTTCTTCCATAGAATTTACTTCACTGGTATTTTTGTAATACGTATCATGATTACCAACAGTAATATGTAAATCTATATTAAGCTCTTTAAAACGATTTATAAATCCCTGTCTAAAGTCTGTAGCAGTTTTATATGAAACATACTTACGCCGATCCATAACGTCACCCATATGAATACAGGTGGTTATACCTCTTTCAATTAATGTGGGGAAAAATATCTCATCGTAAAATTTAAAAAAGAAATCACTAAAGTTTTGATTATCGTTTCTGGCTCCAAAATGTGTATCATTTATGATCGCAATTTTCAACGATCTTCACCCAATATTACTACCTTATCGATATCATCATCCATAAAGTTTTCTAGTCCTTTTTTTTCAGATGAAATCTTTTTCTTTGGTTTATAAACATCTTCTTCTGGAAGCATTACCGTAGGATCAAATCCAGAAACAGAATAACCAGTATCATCACCTTCCATAGTAACCCAAGATTGATAACTTGAAGTTTCTATTAGCTTGTTTCTAACATGAGTTTGCTTCTTTTCTTTTGCAATTCTACGGAGAAAGGCATAGTAAATAATTTGTGTGAAATACGCAAAAGGATTTTTAGATTTTTCTGGATTAAAATTTTGTGCATATTGTAGACAATTTTCAATACCATCAGATACCATTTCTTCTCTATATGTATAGTTTATGAAGTTAGGTCTGTATCCTAAATGAGTTGCAATCTTTAAAAAACACTCACCAATATAATTACTAACAGGTGGTTTGGGTGTTTCTTTTTTATCGTCGGGCCAAGTCTCCCTCCAATCGATCATTGCTTGTAGAAAAACTTTATTATCTACATAATGTGGTTTAGCTTTCTTTTCAGCCATTAGAATTAAATCTCCTTATGAGTATCATTATTTCTAATATAAACTATCAAGCAACTTTTGTCAAGGAACTTATAATATTATCTTTATTCAAGAAGAGGATTGACATAGCTTAAAAATAGTGTTACATTATGTATGTCTTTGGTTACAGATAAAAGATTAATGAATAGATTTACTTTCTGTTTCAATTGAATCTAGTAATTCATCATATATCTCTTCATCAGTATATTCTTCCATAAATGATTTAGACTCTGCAATATTATCTTCTTCCCATAATTCCATCTTTTTTTGAAAGTGTTCGTAGTATTTTGTTAATCCAAAAGAAGCAGAAGCTATCGTAATTATTGCAGATTTTGCAATTTTAAAATATTTTTGTTCTGTGTATGGTTCAATCCAACGACTTAAATTTAAAGATTCTCGCTCACTCTTTTCTAATCTATAATATTCTATATTCATTAATAAAGGACTTTGCACTTCTATATCTATATCATTATCAGAAGTTAAAACTCCAATAATAGTTTCACCATTTATCAATTTAATAACTTTATATGTTACATCATTTATTTTAGAATTGTGCATATATAGCTCCTAATTTCATAATTTATCCTACTCTATTCTATTCTTTTATATTTATGGTGTTCTACAACTTCACTTTACTAATATCATAATCAAACTGCTCTTCATTATAAATGTTAAGCCGTTCTGCAAAATGGTTAAGAGTAAAGTTTCTTCTATCGTTATAAGATATATCATCTGCAATATCATATATCAATACGGAATCTTTAGTTTCACTCCTCCGTAGACCACGCCCGATTGACTGGAGTACTCTAATCTTGGATTTACTTGGACTTGCGAGCACGATGTTATTGATATTCCTAATATTAATACCAGTGCTAAAAGTGCCATATGACGCAATAGTTGTAGAATTGGTATTTTTTTCGACCAGACTACGAATATCTTCTCTTTCACTAGTGTTAGTTCCCCCATAGACAAAATAGACATTTTCATCTCCTTTCATTTTATCATTTATTATTTTACCATGTTTCTCTACCAGCTGAAATAAACAAAGAGTATTACCATTAAGATGGTGTAATAGATTGACCACGAAATTAGTTCTTTTTTCGTTGGTAACAATAAAATCCAATTCTTCAGCATAAGTCATTTTCTCCCTAATATTTTTATGTTTAAGTATGATACATTTTATTTTTAAATCTGCTAGAGTATTTTTATCGATAAGTTCTTTTGTGGTTACTACCTTTTCAACTACACCAAATAGTCCCTCTAACACTAACTGATGCGTCTGTGTACCGTCCAGCGTCCCTGTAAGACCAAACCTGTACTTACAATAGTGCATCTTAGTCATAATACCAGTAAGTGATTTTGCCTTAAACATATGAGCTTCATCACCGATTACACACCCAAATTGATCAAAATACTTCCTTGGCATTTTATAGATAGATTGCCATGTTGATATAACAACATCTTTATCTACCTTTGTTGTATATCCTTGATATACCTTTTGACAATATGTACCAGAGCTCCAACCATAATCTTCAAAGTCTGTATACATTTGCTCTACTAATGAAGTGGTTGGTACAAGTATGAGAGTTTTTAAACTCATCATATGGTAATACCTAACCAAAGAATAAATTATTAATGACTTACCTGAAGCAGTAGGAGAAACAAGAAGAGCACGATTTCTGGCAATTGCATGGGCAACTGCATCAATCTGGTAATCACGGACTTTGAGACTTTTTCCTCTTGATTTTGGTTTGAGACTTTTGATAAAGTCTCCAGCACTCTTACGTACAACATCCCTGACATCTTCTACTCCCTTTTCTATTGTATATGAAATTCTGTTACTATCACAAAATTTCTTTATATATGGTAATAACCCCACATATATCTCACCTGTAGCTACAGAAAATAAACGTATTTTACCATCCCACATTCTATTACGAAAATGAGGCATAAACTTAGCACCAGGAACTTCAAACGTAAAGAAGGAACTAAGTTCTTCCTTTTCATGCGGTTCCAAATCCTCAAGTATTAAATTAACTTCGTTCTTTTTTAATATATGCATCAAGGTGGGCCAAGTACCCACCCAACTATGGATTTTCTGATACCAGATTTTACTGGCCTTACTCTATGCCACATATGAGAGGGAAATATTATAGTGTTATATTTTTTGTTATTAAACGTATCATATCGTTTCTTATCAGCTGGATTTTTTGTTTCAATATCAAATTCACCACCTACAAAATCATCATTTAGAATAGTAGAGAAGGATACTTTCCTAACCAATCCGTTTGGATATGGATTGTCATGAATATCTCTATGCCAACCATATTCACCACCAACACTATACTCAGAATATTGTAATGGTTCTATATCAGTCAGTTGAATTAATGTTGTCTCATTAATAAGATTAAATATTTCTTTACAGGTTTCATCATCCTTAATAAAAAATACTTTTGAGTTTCTTTTTACCTTACCACTTTCTTCAGTGATAACACCATCTTCCAATGTATCAGGAACATAGAAACTTTTATTGATGTTAGTATAATGAATCATATTTTTATCTTATTACTAAATACATCTTACATCATTCCTGCTTCAAATTTCTTCCATCCAATAGCGTGATTTACATCCCAACCACGATTATCGATAGATTTAATAACGCCATCAATATATTTTATAACAATTTCTAGATAACTTATTTTTGCACCAAGTTCAATTATATCATCATCTGAGTTTATATACATTGCTAAATCAGTTTTAAGAACCTTTAAATCAAATGGTTTTGTTACATATACTTTTGCATCTGATTTACCACCATAGTATTCCCATTTGTCTCTATACAATTTTTGATAATCACCTTTGTTCCTTACAAGCAAAAGTTCGTATCGTGTTTTGTAGTCTAGCCATCTTGCTTTAATTTCTTGATTTCTAAAGGATTCTTGATCTAGATGTTCTTGATCAGTGATAGGTAAATCGGAAGATGCTTGTGTTTTCAATTCGTCTAATGTCATAATATACTTTCTTAAAAAATGAGCAGAGTTTGATTACTCTCTTTTGATTATATTGACCCTAGTGAGTTGCAACGAGTAGTCACTAGATCATTAAGTCTAAGATTTGATATATGTTATAGCTTATCAAATCTCTGCTCGTAGTTATTTATATCAACTAAATTGTTTCAATTTCATAAAGTTGATATGCAAATGTAATTTCTGCTGTCATATATTCGACATCTGTTGCAGCTTGATTATAAGATAATCCAGTTAATGCAACTGGATATAAATCTCTAAAGAATACATTTACTATTGGATTATTTTTGTTTGATAAAATAGTAAGTGTTGCATCAGAGAATAATGCGTTTGCAGAAGTTGGTTTCTGAACATCACCAATATCATTACTGGTTACAGCTATAGCTGAAGGTGTATTAGACTTATTAGATTTAAAATCACTAAATTGTGTTCTATTCTTAGGAAAACCAATAGCAGTCATCCATTCATGAATACTTAAATAGTTCTCAAGATGCTCATCAACTATAAAAGATACTGCAAGATTATCATATGTAAGTTGATCACCCATCATTGGGATTGATTTAAATGGAGTCGGAATTATAATATCAGATAAAACAATTGCTGGTAAAGTAGCAGCAGTTGAAAAGAACTCTACTTTTGGTAGCTGATGAATACCAAACTTAAATTGAGTAGGACTTGCGTAATCTAGTTTATCTGGTTGTGTTTTTACTGTTGCCATTTATCTACTCCTAATACTATTTATAACAAAAAAGAGGGTACTGTTTCCAGTACCCCCTTAGTCTATTATTT